AAAAACCAAAAGAATACATTAGTGGCTATAGACTTAATACATCAATTTGGCAATATGAACCTACGATGTTAAAAGAATGGGTCGCCACAAGTATGCTCTATGGTTCTACAAGAAGATACATTGAAGTTCAGAAGTATAGTGGTGAAGTAAACCCAGGGGATTGTGGAACATGTATTCTTTATGGTGATACCAGAGCATCCATTGTATTTGGTATTGTGGCTGCGGCTAATGTGGACTTTAAGTCTGGAGCCTACATTTTTATTACTTCTAACGAATTGTATGAATTAGAAGATTCTCTTAATAAGAAAATTGTTATGCCCGCTTATGCGTATTCTGGCATTCATATTCCTAATTCTAAAAATGTAGATATATGTAGTAAGCCACATCCAAAAAATATGGTAAATTATATTCCAAAGGAGTTTGCTAATAAGATTGAATATTTGGGCCATGTAGGTAAAGATGTTACCTTGAAAGGTGAAACTAAGATTCATCCATATAGAGACATATTTGAAACTAAGTTTAATGTCCCAAGAGTATTGCCAGTGCCCCTTCATTATAGGTCAATGCGCCAATTTATGTGTCTGACTGCTTACCAACCAGCCCAATTAGATTCTAGTATTTTAATTAAGGTTAACGAAGTTGTTTATAAAACTATGACTAAAGTTATAGATAGATATAAGGAGGATAAGCTTCCGTTGTTTGTAGACAGACCATATACTGTAGGTGAGGCTGTCAATGGAATTGATTGTCACCCCGTTGCTCATGGGATCGCGACTAAAACTAGTGCTGGTTTTCCATGGAGCAAAAGTAAGGGTAAACTGATGGAAGGTGAACCTGGAAGTAGAGTCCTTAATGATGAGGTTATGGAGTCGATTAAAGAAGTAATCACAAAATGGAAGAATGAAGAGATATAAGGATTGGTTTTGAAAGCATCAGTTAAAGATGAAGCACGGCCTGAAGGAAAAGATCCTCGTATTTTTAATGCCACTACCATAGAATATCATGTACTTTCTAGAATGTACTTGGGACCTCTACTAGACTTACTAATTGCATATCCTGATATTAGTAGGTGCGCTGTTGGGGTTTCATGGTTTGGCGAAGCTTGGGAAGCCAATGTAGTTAAAGCAATGGATTTGCTCAATGTAATGGAG